CTGCTGGTGCTGGTGCTGGTGCTGGTGCTGCTGGTGCAGGTGCTGCTGGTGCTGCTGGTGCTGCTGGTGCAGGTGCTGCTGGTGCAGGTGCTGCTGCTGGTGCTCTGCGCCGTGCTGCTGCTGGTGCTGCTGGTGCTGGCCCAGAAGTAATTATTTTGGAGTAAGTGTGAATCAAATCAGTTGCCTGAGCTTGGGTGATGCCAGATTGACTGCGCAGCGGAATGCCCATTTCTTTCATCGCTGCTTTCATGGCGTTATCCTGCCATTTTGCAGCAATGCTTGCGCCTGTTATGGTACCTGGCCCTGCAGTCCCAGCTGATTTAGCGTATGTCAGTCCACTCTGGCCTCTCCATTTTTCAAAACCCTTCCAACCCAGTTTGAAATTGGCATTGGTCTCTGTGGCACCTTGAGCAGAAGCAGACCCAAATTTAGATGCAATTTTCGATCCAATTCGCTGTAACCAGTCTGGTCGCTGAGCTTCGGTTACAAATTCTGTTAATCTCATAATAATCTCCTGGCTGCACGGCTAAACTTCTGTGGGTCCCGACTCCGGATACTGCTGAGCAAACGACGTTCCATGTCCTCAGCAACACCTGCATCATAGTTTTCAGCTATGCTGGCCAGCAGATTGATTGCACTGGCAATCAGATGATTGCCTCGGCTCTCAATCAACAGATTGCGATTGTGTTCGGGCATTCCATTGGTAAGTTCGTCCAGTATGGTTTTGACAGCTGCTTTCAAAATCGGGTACCTTTGATATTATTTATGCCGTTCATCAGATTGGTTGAGGTCTGGCCTGTGCAGATCCAACAGACCCGGGCGTCCATGCTGACGAATCCAGTTGATTATGCACTGTGAATTGTTTTCAAACGCCAGGACCAGATCATCCACAGTGAGTCCTGGACTCAAAGTTATGGTGTATATTTCATAGTTTCTGTGACCGTTGCTCTGTGCCTGAATATGGGCGCACAGCATCAGATGCCTCAACCAGGATGCATAGTTATTGGAGCCTCGAATCAGGTCAAACAGGTGGTTTTTCTCAGCCTGCGTTAGGTCCTCGCATATCTCCAGACCATGCATATTCCATGCTAGGAAAATCAAGTGTCCTGGCTCTGATGCTGGTATCATACGCTACTCAGCAGAGGTCTTCAATTGAGCCAACATGCTTTTGAGCTTGCTGCCCTGCACATCAGTTTTGAATTTACCCAGGTTGTCACCAGCAGCATCACGAGTACGCACTGTGCTGGTGGTTTTCAGTTGTGCCATGATGTTGCTGGTGACTGCACTGGCTGGTGCTGAATGAGAGTCCTGATCGGTTTCACTGGTATCAGTAATTCTCAGACTGTTGACCTCAAAATCCAGTTCCACTTTCTGCCCCACGCCGCTGGAACTGCGAGTTTTCATCAGCTGCAACTGATACTTACCACGCTCACGCATGGCTCTGCTGGTAAAGATACCAAACACATTGTCAGCCGTGTTGATTTTGCTGATACCACCTGAAATATGACTGTGATCAAACTCAATCTCTTCCACCGCGCTGCGATTAAGCTGGCTGGCTGTGACAAATAACACATTGAGTTCCTTGGCCAGATTGCGCAACTCTTCACTGACATACTTGTCTTTCACAAACAGGTCATTGGGACTGACCTTGGCGCTAACCGGCATCAGCAGATCCAGATAGTCTGCACACACAAAGTCCACAGTGATTCCAGAGCGTATCTGCAGTTCCTTGATGTAGCTGCGGATGTCATTCACTGTGCTCTGTGCTGGCAAATACTTGATCCACAGATCGCCACTGCGTTTGCTAATGATCCGGACCTTCATTTCCACATCATCCAGATCTCTGAATATTTCCTTAGTGGGTTTACCAGTGAGCATGCTGTCAATGCGCATGGCGCACAGATCCTCACTGAGTTCCAGTGTGACATACACACCATTCAGGCCGGCCAGCGACCAGTTGCAACCCAGATTTTGCATAAAGAGCGATTTTCCTGAGCCAGAACCGCCAGCAAAAATCTGCAACTCTCCCCGATTGAACCCACCATACAGCTTGCGATCCAGGCCGTTCCAGCCAGTGGATATCTGACCATTATTGCTCTTGAGTCGAGTCAGTCGAGATCTGGGATCAGCAAAGTAGTCAGTGCCCATGTCCTTGGTCAGGCTGATCTGCACCGCATCTTTGATCAGCTTTTCCACCGGATCATACTCGCCTTTTTCCAGCAGATCAGCAGCTTTCAGAATGGCTCGTTCCAGTTCCTGCCGTTTGGTGAATTTTTCAAATTCCTCCATGAACCAGTTATGGTGTCCTTCATTGATGCCGCCAATGGGCTGTAGATCCACACCAGCCACTGCTTTTATTTGCATCCGATCAGGCAGAGTACGGTGCTGTTCTGCATGATCAGATACAAACTTGGCTGCTTTCTTCAGACTCTTGTCAAAGTTGTCTGAATTGTAGATATTGCTCACTCTGGTAAACAGGGCAGGATCCTGAAGCATGAACTCCAGGAACAGTTTCTGAACATCTGCGGTAAATTCCATGGCTTCTTAGTTATGCCTTCTGTTGAGTTTTAGTCGGAGTTTTATCTGAGTCACACCACTCACGCTGGATTCCCATATGGATCTGGCAGTAAACAGTGGCCCCCAACGTCTGACTGCATCATTGACGTCTTTGACCTCGGGCGGCCAGTCTGGGAAGCTCACACTCCATCCGTAATCCAGTGCGGCCTGCACCAGGCTGGTGCCTGCACTGTCCTGATCTGGCACCACTACGATTTTGCGATTCAGCTGATCTATCTGTTCGGCCTGAACTTCATTGACCTCATTGCCCAGCACTGACAACCCACCAATACTGATGGCATCAAAAACTCCTTCCACCACCGGACACCAGGAATATTGTGGTTTCTGAAACACATCTCCAAACACATAGGGCATGGCCAGTGTTTGCAGATATTTGGGTCTGACTGTGTGCATGGTGCGGGCACTCCAACCCACCAGATGTTGCTGGTAGGTAAACGGCACTATGATGCGGCCAGGCAGTTGAGAACTCACAAAGTAGGTGTATGCGTCAGGATCAATGCTGCGACTCAGCAGGTAATCCCAGTGTGCAGGATTCAGTTTGGGATCCAACAACACTGATTGTGCAGGCAGGTCTCTGGGTTCAATCTGTATTTCTGGAGCAGGAGCTGTTTCCAGATAGCCTGCCTCCAGTTCTCGCTCCCTGAGAGCCTGTATTTTCAAAACGTCCACTTCAGCAGAACTTACACCCAGCCAGATCAATAATCGTCTGAATTTTATTCCAAAGATTCCACCCACCCGGTATCCTGTGGTATACCCACAATTGAAACAATTATAGACGACGCCGGTATCTGAGGTTTTGATACCTCCACGGCGTCGTCCATCTGTACTCTGACCTCGATGTGAGCAGCAGGGTGCATGGAAACTGGTCCAGCCATTGGGGGTGTTCCTGGTGGCAGGCAGATTATCCAGCAGGGTTTGTACAATCGCAGAAGTCACATATTTATTGTAACACAGTTATCCGTTGCTCACAAACTCGTTGAGTTTCTTTGCTTCAGCAATTATATCAGTTGCAGTGGGAAAATCAGGCAAGCTGGGATGCGGTGTGTGTGGTTGATCATTGTCTTTCAGTGCATACCACTCATTTATCAGTGTGCCTCTCTGTTCCTGTACTGGCACCTGTAAAATTTCAGTGGCCAACTTCAACAGATCCAGACGGATTTCGTAGGGCGTTTTGCTCATTTTGAGCCTCCTTGTGTGTGATGCAGAATGTGTCTGCTCCAGTACTTATCGTCAGAGACTCTGAGACTGTTTAAAGCCATCCTGATCCTGCACCCAGGTGGGCAGGGTCCAGATCACCCAAAGGATATCAGGTTACCCAACACGGTATAGGTCCCAGCGTTGTTGAATACCTGAAAATTCACCAGATTTTTCTTCAGTGCTGACCCAGCAGGTTGTGTCCCTCCCTGCCAGAGGATGGTCTGTGTTACACTGCTGATCTGCAAACCAGTGGGCACATGGGCGTTGCTGCCCTGATTGAGCAACAGTGAAACTCGTGTGCTGCTCAGAGTGTCCAGTGCCAGATTGGCCAGATTCACGGTGAAGTTGGCAGTGATACTGCTGTGAACAAACACCTGACCCAGACTGCAATTGTGAGTCACCACGCCGGTGGCAGCAGTTTTGGTGGTGAATGGCTCATGAATCTGATCAGATTTCAAAATACCAGTCACTGTGGCATTGCCAGTCACAGACAATGTGCCCACTGTGCTCAGATTACCGCCAGCCACGGTGCCAGTGGCGTTGATCAGCCCGGCTGTGATCAGATTACCCACCGTGGTGTTGCCGGTCACGGTGACGGTGCCAGCGGTGCTGATATTGCCAGTGACATTCAGATAACCAGCCACATTGGCTCCGGTACTGGTAACCACTATGACATTGGCGGTGCCTGATGCACTCACTGTGACATTGGCATTGGCCCCCACCACCAAGTTGCTGGTGCCGTTGACCACACTGGTGGCAGGCGCAGCCGTTACCCCAGTGAGCTGGCTGCCGTTGCCGTTGAAATAACCAGCTGTGATGTTGCCCACAGTGGTCAGATTGCCCACGGTGGAGTTGCCAGTCACAGTCAAAATACCCGTGACCGAGTTGATGTTGCCGGCAATCACGTTGCCCACCCTGAGAGTGTTCCAGTAACTGGTGCTGTTGCCCAGATTGTAGGTGAGATTGGCCGACGGCACAATGTTGCCTGCATGGGCGGATAAACTGGTCAGACTACCCACAGTGAATCCACCAGCAGTGTTGCCATCGTGAATTCTGATGTTCCAGTTGTCTGTGTCAATAGTGACTTCTCTTCTGGCACCAGCAAAAGCATCATTTTGTGCAGCGGTGCCACCTCTCAACAGTAATCGTTTGGCCATCAAAGCTCTCCCAAATCTCTAATTTCGTCTACCAGCTCAGGCACACTGCCCAGATCCAGATTTTCACCCAGTGTGTATTCGTCACCAGTGACCTGATAACCCAGTTTCAGATTCACCGGTATGGCCACACTGTAGTTGTCATCACTGTATGCAATGACGTCGTCATTGCCTGTGTGGTATTTGATCAGCAGATGATAAAAACCCACTGGTTCAGGATTGAGCACACTGGCTGGTATGGTCAGCTCTGCTACCCCACTGATGGGTGTCACCATGGTGATGGTGAAACTGTTCACAAAATCCTGCTGAGGCGTGCGTACCAGTTCGGCATAAAAGGTCAGTCCAGTGACGTTCACCGGCTGCTGATCGGCATTTTTTATCAACACTTTGAGTTTATTGTTGATGCCTTTGTACAGGATAATGGGCCTGGTATACACAGTTCTGTCCTCCAATGTCAGCGTCTGATCAGGAGATATTTGGAGCGATAAAATCTGATCATATAAATATATCCTGAGTGTTTGCATAACAAGAGTATTTATCCCAACCATGAGTTATATTTACCAGAGACTAACAGACAAATATCCGTTCATCAGCCTGATTAGTTATGGGTCTGAAGAATACATAGGCATAATCCAGAATCGAGACGCTTATGTGACAAACTTTTATGATCTGAATTCGGTGCAGGGCCCTGGGGGTCGTCAACAGTTCCTGGATCTGGGCGAGCAATGGTGGTGGGAGAGCAATAGAACAATTCCTATCAACATATTTCTAAAACAGGAATGGCAGGGCTTCAAGTCCTGCCTGCGCATATTCAACAGCAAAGATGTGGTGTTGATGCATGGGCCAGCAGTGAGTTTAGCTGAGCTGGTTCAACGCAAAACCAAAAGACGCAGCATCACACTGATACGCAAGCCGGCTCAGTGACTGTCAGTCTGTTGCACACAGAGCTAACAGTGTCATCATTTCCCTATTTGTTTTTCCACATCCAAACATCATCACCACAGTCCCATATACGATCATACCCATTCAATTTCATTATTTCCCATTCGGAAAGTTGAGCGTCAAATATCGACATCAAATTTTCTAATTTGTGTTTTTGAAATTTCATACGATTTTCAAAAAACTTATAATCACGTGTGTAGTAATATGTTGGTGGCGAACTGTGTTGCTTCGTGAATCCCAGTTGTTGATACACATTGCCCCGATTGAATGAACGATCTGAATATGAAATCACTGAATCTGGTTGATGTTGCGTGACAAAATATTTGAATAATTTGCTGGCGCCGCCCACCACTGTGACTCCCTTGAGGTTGGCAAATCTCAATAATTCCCACTGGGCATGTTTAGAGAATCTGGATCTGCCAAAAGTCATCAAACTCGTCAATTGACCCTGATAGTACAACCCCAATTTGATTGAGCTTGGGCAAAAAAACTGAATATGATTTTGATTCAGAAAATCTTGAGATTCTTTGGGTGTGGCCTCTGATATTTGGCATTTTCTTGCAGGTATTTTCTCATTCAATCCCAACAAGGACAAAATTCTTGATCTAGTAATTTCCTGTTTGAAACGCCAATCATGTTCCCACAAGTGAACCAGATGGACACCGTTTTCATTGGCAATCAAAGTTTTTTCCAGATGATAATTCCTGGGCCGGCCGTTGATCTCACTATGCCAATATGATCCATTGCATTCAAATGCCAGTTTGAGCTTGGGAATATAGATATCAATCACCACTAACTTATTTGCCCTGCAGGATGTTCATATGCACCGTCACCAGATGTGCATAGGCAATGGCGTGAGCTCGTTTGAAATGATAGCTTCCGTCCTGAGGTTTATCCCATACTGTTTTTGCCACTTCACGCCAGGGTTTACCAGCCAGGTGTCGCTTGGCTGGTCTGATTATGGACAGAATCATGCTCATGCGGTCCACAGAATCCACTGGCTCAGGCATACGTTGCAACAGATCCCAGTGATTGCTGATATGCACAACCTGCTCCACAAATTTTCGATCAGTTAGACGTTGCCAATCTGGCACAGTGTTTAGCAAATCATCCAGGTGTGCCGGATCAGTGACCTGCTGATACACACTGACATTCAGAAAGTCCAGTTTGATATATCCCAGATCCTCAGCCGTTTCATAATCCAGGCCACACACTCCCAGCACCGGATCTCGGGGCACTCTGGTCACATAGACACCAGTGTTGTGTTTGACCAACTGACCATCACGCCACTGACTGGCTGGAGTGTGCTGAATCAGAGTCAGAACTCGATCCCGGTCAGCAAAATCCAGATCAATGTCAAAATTCCTTTTCATTGGTGTTGAGTATATAGTATGTGTAACACTTGAGCAGTAGATCTCTCATGCCAGTGTGGGTGCGAGCCAGATTATGCATCAGAGCCAGGTCCTGATCACTCAGCTGGGTCACAGGATCTCTGAGTAAAAACCCCCTCTGGTAACTGCCAGTTTCTGGTGACATATCAGATGCCTGCCTGTTTTAGTGTGTGTCTGATTTCATCAGCCACAGGATTCTGTGTCAGATTGGGCTGCCAATACTCAGGATCAATCCAGCACCAGATGATTGCGGTTTGTTCAGGTCCCAGATTGTTCAACCACTGTTGCCCAGTCTCACTGCAAAATACAAACCAAGCTGATATCCGACCCCGATCCAGGTCGCTCTGAATTTTGTAATCTGAGGCATACAGAAAGTAGTGTGCCAGATTGCTGTGGTTTTCCTGCGCCCACACAGTTGCAGTATCAATGCTGCGACGAACAGCATCCCAGGCATCCTCAGTTCGGGTCCAGCGCATCAGAAAAGCAGTGTACACACCGTCACTGGCCCACTGATCCAGCTTGATGTTGTTTTTGATCACATGGTCCATGAAAGCACCAGTGTTCACACACCTGACGTCCAGCATATACTGAGCAAATCTCACAAAGGCAGCATAGTAACTGCTCTGAGCAAAATGTTCCCATTGCTTGGGTTTCTGACTGGGCTGACACTGGCGATAGAATCTCTGATAGGCTTCCAGCGCCAACACCACCAGGGGTGTGCTGCGATTTTGCCAGCGACGTTTGGCTTCACACACATGACTGGCCAACGTGACAGATCTGATAAAGTTTTTTTGGCAAAACTCACATTGATTTTCTTGCATTGCTAAAGGAACTTTAACATCCATATAAATATTTTTGTCAACCCGCAGTCACATCACCCACCACCTCTGTCTACTTCTTACTGGGTAGCTCTTCTCCGTGTTGCAGAATCCATTGCTCTGTGGCGGATTCACCGTTGAGTTTGACCCAGATTTCCACATCAGACTGCTTCCATTCTGGCAGTTTCTCACAAACCCGAGCAATCAGTCGATCCAGGTATCGTTCACTCTGGCCGCGGGCCGGCGCACCCATCCAGTAATGTCGCTGTTTGCCCATGCCTGGACTCACTGTGGTGCAGGTCAGCCACTGCAATTCATCATGTTTCTTGCCCAGATCAAAGAAGTTTTTGTTGACGTTTTCATTGGTGGCCATCAGATAGTAGGCCTGCAGATCCACAGACCCTGCCACACTGGCTGCATATCTCAGCATCAAATAGCTGCTGAACTTCTTGCGTTCCTGATCAGTGAGCTTTTGTCGGAACTGCCGGTCTTTGAAATCCACAGCAGCTAATTCAGAGTTTAGATTCAGATTACTCATGTTGTTATTATAGCAGGTTCAGTACAGATAGCCTAATTTACTGTTGATCAGAGGTCAGCGTCTGCATCAGTGCCTACAGATCTCCAATGTATACCCATTGATGTTGGTTATTTTGACGACAGCAAATTCTCTCCTGCCAAAACCATGCTGATCTGCCGCTGGCATGGGGTCTGACTGCAGGCTACCTGGCGAACCCAGTGTGCCATTTTGATCACAGTATACAGTATTCATTTTATCTCAATCAGGACATCAAAAATATTGTCGGTGTAATGCCAGTGCCACTCCCCTGAGAAAGCCCGGGTCCATTGTTTTTTTCGATACACTGTGCGTAACCAAACTCTACGATCCTTTATGGTGACTGGATACCAAGCCCACCAACGTTGCAGTCTAGCATCGCTGTTGCGTCTGTCCAAGATGTCTTCCAGAATTTCGCGACTACGCATATTATACGTCACCAGGCCCGGGAATATCTGACAATTTCACAATTGCGACTGATGTCTTTGACAAAGTACACACAGAGTGGTTTGGGTCCTCGAGTCAGGGGCACACACAACAGCTGGCCGTTCTTGAGCTTGGGGAAGTACCAGCGATTGTCAGTGTATACGTCCAGGATTTCCACTGGAAAAAAGTCAGGCTTGAAGCTGCTCAGTGGGTTCAGACTGAATGCTTTGAAGTCCCTGTCGTTGATGCTGGTCAGAGGCACAACTTCCAGTTCACCGTGATCAGGTTCACCAATCAGCATCTGCCAATCCAGCGGCATGGTCAGCTGATGCTTGCCAATTTTCAGCACCAGAGCAGGTGTGACGAAACTTTCCAGAAAGATCAAAGGAGTGAAGAAGTAGTCAGCCTCTGCTGGATCACTGTTGTCAAAAACACAGAACCTGAGGTCATCTATTTCATCAGGCAGATCATTGATGTCATAGCTCTGGTTGTCGTTGGTTAGAATACGCATATTGTTATTATAACTCCTTTAGTGTTGCCAGTCAATTTTTTCCACACAACTATTGCCAATGCACCTTTTCAGTGGAATACGGGTACTCAGCCCCCTCGTACCACTTCTTTCGCTGGGTGAGATGGCGTTTGCTGAACTTCATGGTGCTGGTGATGTCCCAGATCTGAACACTGTCCTTGTCCTGAGCCTTGCGTAAACCACGGCCGATACTCTGAATGGTTCTGACAAAACTCTTGCCAGGCTCTATCAGCACCACATTGAACAAGCGGGGAATATCAATGCCCACCGAAGCCACACCATAGGTTGCCACAGTGATCTGGTTGTTGCTCACTGCCAGGGTATCATAGTGGTCTTTGCGATCCTGGACCTTGTTTTTGCCGCTGATAAACACTGCTGCTGGTAATGCACTGCACAGATGTTCACCAGCAGCCAGTCGATCCACCAGCACCAGGGTATTGCCTGATTGTGAAATCTGTTGTATCATCTGGGCAACATGGCCCATGCGGTCTGCATTGTCCACCAGATATTTCAGCTCACTCTGATAGTCAAGATATTCACCGTGATCTATCAGCTGACGGATGTTTACGTGACACTGACTCAGGATGCCTTTTTCCTGAAGCTCAACAGCAGTCAAATGTTTCACCACAGGGCCTATGGCCACCAGCAGGCTCATCCATTCGTATTCAATTTTGGGTATGGTCCCAGTCAGTGCCCATCTGATGGGTATCTGAGACATGGGGCCCACCAGCAATTCAGTTAGTGAATCAGCCTTTATTTGATGGCATTCGTCCACAATCACAGCCACAACCCCCTGGATAAACTCACTGATGGTCAACAGCCCCTGGGATTCAGCTAGTATTTGATTCTTGGCATTCTTGAGCAGAATGTTCAGGCTCTGCCAGGTGCAGATGGTGTGTTGATGTCCTGACTCCTTGCGATCGCCAAACCACACCCCCACGTCCAGCCCCAGCAGCTGATAGTCTCGTTCTGTTTGTGTGACCAGACTTTTGTTGGGCACAATCACCATGGTGCGACCATGCGGCTGGCATCTCTGGCTCAGTGCTGCTGTGATCAGAGTATTATGATGTACTATGCCCTGGGAGTCACAATAAACATGTGGAGCGTCTATACTTAGATCATAGAAATCCTGGTCAGTTACTGGTTCGATTGTTTCAATTTGCAATACTCCGCGTTGGCATAGAATATTATCACCTGCCATAAACTCATTGGCAAATTTAGCTTGTTGTGTAGCATCGTATAGTACATGCTTGTCTGCACATACCAGAGGCCGATGGTTTCGGAATGTTATTCTGACCCCAGGTGAAGTTTTCTTGATCACATAATTAATCGGCGTATACTGATTATTGGGTTTTTTTACTTCAACTGTCAACGCAGTAACCGATATTTCCTGATCCGTGACCAAGTCAGTGTGTAGAAAATCCTGCATTACTGACAATAGTTCTCCAATTTTCATCGACAGTTTCATATCTCTCCCATAACTGGTGAATTGTTAAATCTGACCTGCAACCTTTGCTCTGATTATCAAACGCTGGTATTACTCTTAAGTTGATATATGAACCAATAACTTCTGGTGGTATTTCTTGGTGAAATCCGTGGTGTTTAGAAAAGATATGATCAATTTGATTTTTAGAGTGTGCTATGATCACTTGGGCTGGGTTATCCGCATCGTAGTAATATCTCATTGATGCTCTGGTGAAATAAGCAACTTTTTTAGCAGGAACTGACCAAACTTACTAGTTTCATCAATTTTAATATCAATCAACGTATTAAAATCCAAACATTTGCCTGATCCGGTGGCAATTTCCCCCATGCTCTGTGGACGGTTCAAAAATTCATTGATCACCTCCACCTGATGTGGCCTGAGCAGAATGGGCTGACCCTGAGTGGGATGTCCTGCTGGCCATACTGCATGCTGAAAAGCCGTTTCAGTCACTGGCTCAAATTCAAAATGCGTCACATAGTCACGCTGATCGTTCAGCTCAATATCATAGCCAGCCTGGCTGATCAATGGCAGTATCTGCTCCAGCAAATTCACATAGGTAGTACCACCCAGATTGAAAAATGCTTTTTTGCCATCCCAGCGACCCAGCCTGACTGCTGGCATGTACCTGGCATGCGGTATATCCTTCTTGAACTGATTGGTCAGCCGCTTGCGTATGTCCAGATCCAGTCCTTCAATCTTGACATTGACTTCATCGGTTATGTGAATGGTGCATGTTGCCATATTTATATTATAACACTTTCCACAGAGATCCAGCGATCAGCATCTGGATACAACTGCTCATAGGCAGGGGTCAGATACAGACTGCTGGCGCAAATCACCCAGGGCACTCGTGCTGTTAGCTTGTCAGGCGGCCTTACATACATCTGCACTTGACTCCCGGCTGGCCATTGCAGATGTTCCAGCAGCTGCCGTTTCAGATCATAGGGATTATATATCAGCACCAGGGGCCAGCGATTGACCTTTTGTATCAGCGACATCAGCACAGGCAGGTGTGCAGGCACCATGCTGCGACTGGTCTGCATCAGCAGTTTCAACTCTGCTGGAGTCAGCCAGGTTCTGAGCAGATGTTGCACCGAAGATCTGAGCTCCACGCCATGTGCCATCAAATCAAACGCCTGGGTCACCACAGCATCTGTGTTCTGAACCAGCTGCTCGCACAGCCCCTGCAGATGCGCTGACATGTGCAGGAACTGCCACTCTCCGTTGAGGTAGCTCACTGCTGGCACTGGTGTCACCTGCTGAGTGTTGAGCAGTTCAGTGATCTGCTCATCGCGATACCATTCGCCAGTTGCAATCAGATGCCTGACCAGATTCAGAGTTTGTTCAGTGAGCAGGGCAGTCCAGCAAAAACGTTCAGGATGCCAGAGCAGCTGGCCCAAAAAATCAGGTCGATTACCCAGTTCACGCATCAGCTGGATCAGGATCTGATCATAGGGAAACTGAAAAACAATCTGCTGATTTGCCCTGTCAAACTCCATGGTGCGAGGTGTTATCCGACTGGGCAGGGCTGGTTTCTGCCACACTGGCGGGGCCAGATCTTCCACAGGCCATCCTGATACCCTGAGCAACATCAGATATCGGCTCACAATGTTCTGGACCATCCGATGCTGACGTTCAGTCAGAGCAGGATAATCCTCAAACCGCCAGGATCGTTTTCTGACATCGCTCAACAGCTTGAAGTCTTTTTTGGACAATCTGGGTTGATCCAGCCGAATATTCTGATAGCTATTCAGCAGAAAATCCACAGTTTCTTCCATGGTCACAGGCATGTCATTACCTTGTGGTCTCCTGGATCTGCCGGATCAGCTGATTTTTTTCGGTGCCTGTCAGCCGGGCATCCGGCGGCATCCGGCCGGTTCTGACTCTCAGGATGGCCTCGCTCTTCTTCTGACTCAGCACTGCAGGATTACGAAAATCCTGATGGCAGTTGAAACACAGTGCCAGCTGGCGGCGTCTCTGAGGGACAGTCGGGGCCTTTGCCGGCACTTGTGCCTGCATCAAAATACAGCATACTGAAGTAATTAGCAGGGTTCTAAGCATATGTTATTCTGGTATCTTATTGTAACATGTTTTTGTCCAGTTTGCAACAGGCCTGTGGTTCAAGATCACCATTGCATCCCAGATTGGGCCAGCACCAGCTGGCCCACACCAGCCGGTGTTAGCCACGCATGCAGGTCGCGCGGGCCAAGTTCTGCCAGTTGGTGCTGATCTTGACCAGGTCAGCAATCTTGACTGCCATGCGCAAGCTCAGTTCACGCAACTGAGTCTGGTTGGCATACATGAACTCCACAATATCGTCTGCCTGGCTCTTGTTTAGGCCGTACTCTTCCAGCATCCGGCCACTGCTAACCACGTGTTTGATCCAGATCAGGCACTCGCGGACGCTGTTCATCTTCAGATCCAGGAAGTGGCAGCGGCTCTGCAGAGCGTTGAGGTGAGCCGCACGTTTGGAGTCACGCTGTCCACCATCCAGCTTCTGGTTGGTGATAAAGATCACCGTGCCCCGGAAGTCGAAGCTGTCTGGTACACCTTCACGCCGCAGCATCTTGCTGTCGCTACCCCAAAACACCCGACGGCTCTTGCTGCTGTCCAGCGCCGCCTTCAACACGTTCAAGCTCTCCTCGTCCTCCAGGATGCTGTCACAGTCGTCGAACACCAGCACATGGCCCGGGTCGCTGTGGCTGTACAGTTTGCAGTACAGGGAGATGGGCGTCATGAAACCCTTGACCACTTCGTAGCGCGGAGGGCGGCCAGCAATGTCATCGAACATGCTGGACTTCTGCATCTGCGTCACCACCCCGTGGCTCTTGCCTATGCCAGGAGGGCCCTGCAGGATCAGGGCCCGGATGTTGCCGGCAATGGCTGCCTGACTCATCTCGTCCAGGATCTCGAACCGGGCCTTGAGCCGGTCCAGGGTCTGCTCGTCGGTCTCGTTGTTCTGGGCAGCCACAGGCGCAATCTGATGCTCAATGCCCGTGCTCAGAAACTCAAAGTTACCAGCATCGATCCGAACCCGGACCTTGCCCTTGCCCCAGCGGTCGCCATTGACCACCATGTAACCGTCCTGGCTGCAATCTTCAAAACAGGTAAACACGGCGTTGGAAACCATCTGGCCCTTGTACTCGCCATTCATGACCCGGATCTGCTGCATCTTGTTCTTCATAGAGTGTGTGGTGTGTCCTTGTCTGCTACTCTTTAATGATAGCAAATGGTCGGGGCAGGGTCAACCTGCCCCTGATGTTTTCTTGAAAAAAGTTAGCCCAGTGTTTTCAACAACTTACGAATTGCTGATGGTTCCCAAAACATCCCACATCCCGCCCAAAGCTGGATATTGTTCAACATGCTTTGGGTTGTAAAGTACATTGCGGAACTTGGGAAACTCGGCGCAATACTTCCCAAACATACCGCTACCGCTGGTTTTGCTGTAGTTGGTGTTGGCAATGCGGTCAGCAACCTTGACAATCACAGCCAACGGGTTGGCAGCGATCTTGGGATAGGTACGTTCTGCACGTTCCTGGCGATTCTTGCCCAGTTCGTTGGTGACGTCGTAGACCACGTCGGCAACTGCTGAACCCACGCTGGTCTGCAGGTCGTTGTAGGTGATGCCAGTGTCTTCCAGCAGGTCGTGACACAGAGCAGCCTGCATGATCACATCGTGGTCACCAAACCCTGGTTCCAATACGGCGTAGACCGCTTTCAGATGCACTGAATATGGCTGATTGTTGTACAGCAGGTTGCGAGCAGCATGCTGTTCGCTGGCAAAATTTAGAGTGTTGGGGTGTTTCATAAAACCAGTATAGCGCATTTGAATCCAAAAGTAAAGGAATTCCCAAAAGAAAATTCCCTTTGTTTTCAACAACTTAGCTAAGTTGTTGATTTTATTGGGGTTAGCCTCCAGGAGCACAGCCTGCGCTGAGTGGACACTGTGAATTTCCGCGTGTCAGGACGCCCAACAGCAGCTGGCCGGCACCCTGGGCATACGTCAGTACCCCTGCTCAGCTCAGGCTGCTGATGGGCGTTCTGCTGTGTTGAAAACAAAGGACTTAGCGGCCCAGTGTTTTCAACAACTTACGCAGCCTAATCACAGGCGACTCCTGCTCTGACAGCCACTCCAGCAACTCCAACCAGCACATATACATGATCACTGTGAGAATAACGATTCCCAGCATGGTAACTCCTTGATTTTCAGTGGGTTAGCCCCTACTGGGGCAGAGCCAGATCCAGCACGCTCAGCGTGATGGCAGGAAAATCCACCTGCCCGTCATATTCCAGCTGCATCCGCTCGAACTCAGTGCGAAAATCATCCTGAACCACCTGCCAGTTCAGCAGGTGACTGCGACTGTGGTCAGAGTTCCATTCCACCCGGGGCATCAGATCCTGGGTTACCAGCTCAGCAACACGGCCCAGCGGGTAGCCAGCAGGCAAGGGGAAGAAGTAGTCTTCGCCGCCCTTGAACTTCCAGTACTGCGGGCAGTCACCGTTGCCGCTCCAATCGTGGGCACCGTAGTTTTCTGAATACTGAGTAACAAGATGAATCTTGGCCATGGTGTGTTCTCCTGTGCTGTCTGCTACTCTGTTATGATAGCAGTTTGAGCGGACGAGGTCAACCCTACTGCAAAATTAACTGCCGTTTGTTTTCAACCTCTTAGCAGGCGTAGAAATGATAGCGGGTTTCACCGCCCACCACGCGATAATGACCCATACCAATCTCGCGAGTAACCACCACTCGATCAGCCAGTTTGGCCAACTGTTTCTGCACTTCCAGAGACAGTTTACCCCAGCATTTGACACTGAATCCGTTCTTGATGCGATCGCTGATGATTATCTTTCCCTGCATCAGCTTGCGGGCCGCGTAATAGTTGGGGTTGTTAAACTTGGTCTTCATCGCTGTCTCCTGTGTTATCTGCTACTCTTTTATGATAGCGAACGGTCAGATCAGAGTCAACCCTGAGTGCAAAAATATTCAGCCTGTGTTTTCAACAGGTTAGCATGGCTAGCATCTGAGCATCCAGCAGTGCAATCTCATCTGGCTCCAGGTAAAAATCTGTACGTGGATCCCAATATTGGCCCTGTTGGGCATCATAATACAGCACTCGATTGCTGCCCATGATGAAGGGTCCTTCTAATCCTACCCTGGCCCCATAGCCTTGAAAAATGTTTTCCTTGCGACCCAATACTCGATATGCCACAGTTGGTCTCCTCTACTGGACAAGTATAGCAAACGGTCAGGATTACCGTCAACCCTGAGTACAAAATTATTTTGCTCTGTGTTTTCAACAGGTTAGCATCTGGCCAGATGCGCTGAACACCCAGGAGAGCAGTTGCTAACCTGTTGAAATTGTTGACGTTAGGCCGCTTTGAGCATGGTGAACGGCACTGTGATCAAACTGCCCACCGCGTACTTCCCCCACATGGGACCAGTGATGCGCACCGTGGCACGGGTCTGCCTTTTGTCGGTGATCACCGCAGTGTAGGTATACGGGGACAGTTTCTTAGCACTGGTGAATTGGACTGCAGAACCAATACCCAACTGATGTTTCACTTGCATGGCCTGGTGGCTGCGCTTGAGCTGGATGGTGTTGGACAGTTGATCCAGCGCATAATCATCGCATCGTTGCACAAAATTCAGCACATCTTCCAGTTTGGTTGTGTTGTTCACTTGTATCCTCTGTGTGTGTTTACTACTCTGTTATGATAGCAGTGACAGGCGGTCCCTGTCAACCCTGACTCATCGGGTTTTAAAAATTTCAATGAGATCCTGGGCAGAGTTCAGCACTTCCTCATATCCACCGCTGTGGCTTTGCTCATAGGCGCAGGAGGCAACCCTGCTGGCATACTGATCAGGTACACCCTCCAGGATCAAATAGGCAGTGAAGTCATCGTGCCAGGTGTCCAGCAAAAGGTCTCGAACTGCTGGATCTTTGCGATTCAGCCAACGTTGATCCTGAATCCAGCTATAGTATCTGCTGCGAACGTCTGCCTCAAAGTCACCAGTTTTAGTCATCATGTGCTCCTGTTACTCTGTTATGATAGCAAAGGGCCCCAACACTTGTCAATCTGGGAGGAAATTCGGGTCCCCAGGGACAGCACCCACCCTGGCTACTTGTCCTCCGCGAGCGCCAGAGCTTCTGACGAGAACAAACGATATGGTTCATACGAATTCCAATGATCATGAGCCATGCTATAGCTGAGCCGCAATCTTTGCTTATGGTCATTGACTCCATAACAAGCACGTTTCAAACGGTCCAGTGATTGTTTTGGAATAAAAAAGTAATCCAATCGGTCTAGCTGGGGTAGATAAACCGTTAGCCTAATTGCACCAATTTTAGATTCTACACCAGACACCCAACACTGGCCACGTTTGTCCAGGATAGCTGTTTTGCTATCACTATAGTCAGAAAAGTCATAACCTTCTGCATCCACAAAGTCATATTTGCCCCTGATTGCTAATACCACCTCCACCATATGCTCAACGTTGAAAATCAGGGGATCAGCTAATGCTGCGGCTTTTTGGGCATCACTTGCATCTTTAAAGAAAGGGTGATGGGGGATA